GCGTTCAACTCGGACTCCGCAAAAGCGCGGAGCCGGTTAACTCTACGTTAGGGGTCAGTAATCTGATCCCTCTGCTATCCATCCATTGCCGCAAATTACGCAGTGATATTCCACGTCCTCATGGCATCCTTCATCGTCATAATCTTTAAACACCAATCCTCCCGGTTTCCAGCATTTTCTGCACTGGAAGTTTTTATATTCTTCTGGTAGTGTCTTGTACCCAAGCGCCTCAAACCGTTCAATTTCTTGCGCTTGCTCTACCCCTAACTTTACGGTCAAGTCGGACAGGCCGCTGCGTGGTTCCTGCTCAAGTTCATTCGTATCTGTCATTTCAGTTTTCCTTTATAGTGTCGAGGTGCGGCCTGCCGCTTACCTCCATGTTAGGCATCATCCAATCATCACCTTTATACCCTGCCAAAAACACCACGCCAAAAAGATATATGCTAGAGCCACAATACCGAGATACCATCTTGGTGCCATCCAGTCGTAGTAATGCTCTGGCACCTCCACAACACGCTCATTCAACCAATGCCACAATCTCATATCAACCTCCGCTGCCCAACCCATCATTCAACCCTGACTCGCTAAAGCGAGCTGGTTAACTCTACGTTAGCCGCCTTCAATCTTTCGACCTCAGCTTCGGCCTTCATCAGCGCATCCGTAAGCATGGCGTTCGTTTCTGCGTGCGCCTCTTTTTCTTTTCGCAGCGCCTCCATTGCCACTCTCGCCTGCTGCTTGTTTGATTCCAGCCCCATCGTGTGCCCACGGTTCCACGCTGTTCTTGCCCAGCTTTGCAGCCGACGGCATCCGGGGCAGGCTAACTCGTTATTCAACTCAGACGGGCTGGTAAGTGGCTCGTGTCCGCGTTCACCGCCATCATCACAAAATTGGTACATCTGTTTTACTTTCTGCGGTCAGCCCGCCGGTTAACTCTACGTTCGACCCCATCAGTGGCATCACACTTAGATCAATCTTCGCGCCTGAGCCTATATATAAATTCCACGCTTTGCGCCCGTGCGGTTTTATCTCCGGTTTTTCATCGCGCCCCTATGTTAAATTTCCGCGTACCCATCTTTTTATTGCCGGTGGCGGCATATCTTGCCATGCAAGCACTTGCGCCCGTTCCGGTTCGTTTCCGTTGTACCATCTACCTTCAACTCCGTGCCATGCTCTTATCCCGACCCACACCATCCCGGCATCAAGGAGAGTCACAAATTTTCTGGAGTCCCCACATTCAACGGCTGGCTTTCCATAGTTCCAATGTTCTTCCATTTCTATCTCCGATTAAAGTAGGGTCGAATCCCTCATTCAAGATGGACTTGATAAAGCGCAGCCCCTCACCTACACGTTAGTCATATCATTTTTATACTTATTATAAAATATATCATTTGGAATATAGCTTTCGCAACATTCCCCATACCCAAATTAACGATGAAATAATACTATTCCTATTTAGGAAATACTGCAAGCAATTTTTACTTTAAAAGTCTTTGAATTGTCACTGATAAAGCGGTCAATTCATCCATCTTGTATATGTGCCAAATTGCCCTGCGGCCATGCCATCCATTATGCGGGTCTTGATGGCAACTCTTGCACAGCGCCACGCATGTATATGGATTGTCCTGCCGGATGTGATGGGCATCGCTTGGGCCTACCTGGTTGCATACGCTGCAAGGCAATTCCTTTACCCGCTGGATATGCGCCCGTTCTTTTGATGAATAGCTTTGGTTCATATTTCCCGCACGATCTTTGTATGCAAAGTGCGGATTTCAAACAATCCGATGTATGCCGGGTTCAACAACAAAAACAGTCTGGCTAAGTCAGCCGTGAATGAGTTATTTATTTTCCATTCCCCATTTCCAATTTCTTTTAAGATAGTTCGGTATCGGATATTTTCCACGATCATCTTTGCGCCGATTCTGTCATAACCCATCGCATAAAATCGTAATGCTTCTTGCTCGAAATACTCATAAATCCCAAAATTATTGCAAGCCCATGTATAAAAATTCGGCCTGAATATTTTATCGTTCAAGAGAATAATTGATTTTGCTTGCTCGTAGGTTAACATTTCCCCTCCCGTTTTTCTTTCCATTGTTTTTCAAAAATAGCTTTTACTTGATCTGCTTGTGCATTGCCGAATTTAATCTCCCATCGTTCCATCCATCCCCGGCGATTTTTTATATCATGCTGGGTGAATAAAAATCTGACTCGACAGCAGATATTTGCAAAGTCATAGTTGCCGTTGTCTATTTCGCACCAGTGGCATTTCATACATTAATCCTCGTAACATACTGGCAAATATCCCGGGCTGTGCTTTCGCCACATCCGAAGCGATTAGCCAGTGTTTTATAGCTCACCACATAAGGGATGTATTGCTTTCGCATTTCCCTTACCTGGTTATCGGGAAGTTTTGCCTTTTGATGCGATTGCCCGCATCTGTGGCCGGATGGTGAACGGGTCATATTAAAATAACTCATTTTGTTCTTTCATAGACTCTTCTTTAAATCGATCTACCGCAATGTTTAAATTTATTACAGCCTGTTTATAATAAGAGTCCTTTAACTCAATTCCTATTGCTTTTCTACCCATCGAAACAGGGCTATAAACCTCGCTACCTACTCCCATAAATGGAGTTAGTACTACCTCGCCGGGATTGCTGTAAAGCTGCACGATTCTGTCAATGACATCTAGCTGCAATGGGTGTACATGCTTTTCGTCATCCTCTTCTTTGCTGTCTCTGAATGGAAGAACGTTATCGATGCGTATGTCATCCCATACGCTCGATGCGTAACGTTGCCAAATGTAATGAGATAGCTTATTTGATTTTGGATCTTTATGATCGTGAAAGTTATTATTCAAATATTCCCAAAGATCATCCTCATTCAGTTTTGTTTCATTTGCATTATTAAAAGCGCGTAGAATATTAGGAAGAATTGGAGTTTCTCCGGCGTATTTTTTCAACCCTGTTTCATGTGTAACTGGAACTTGATTCTCACCTTTTTTAGTGAATATCAACATATAGTCAGGCATTGCCGTAAAGCATTTAGTCGAATCCTCTACGATGAATTTATGCATCAAGCTTTGAACCATCGTGCGCATACGAACCTTAAGAGGCTCTTTCCAGATTGTAATTCTATTGCGATATTCAAATCCGTGCTTATGGTGAAGTCTGATAATTTCATGCGGGAAGTCCCAAAGCCTGCAAGTATTATCAAAAACATCGGTGCAGTGAACCGCCGTTATTCTCCCTGGCTTTGTTACTCGTGCAATTTGTTCAATCAAAAAATCATATTGTTCTAAAAATTGTTCATTTGTTTCACAGTTACTAAAATCTCTTTCGCTTGAACTGTAGTTATAAAGTCCAGCGAAAGGAGGACTATATACACTAAGATCAATACTTTCATCCGGCAGGGAAGGTAAAATTTCCATGCAGTCAGAGTTATAAATTGAATAATTTTCAGTATGCAATTGTTGTTTGGTTATCATTTTTTATCCTAGTTTAAAAAAGTTGGTAATTGTGCATCGTTTTTAAATTCTCTCCTCACATCATTGAATCTATGATTTACAGATTCCACTAAACTCGAATGAAGTTTTATTGCTTTTTGTGTTTTTTGTTCTAATGCTTCTAATACTCTTGACTGACCATCACTTGCAACTATATCTACAGTTACATCACTTTTTTGACCGAATCTCCAAAACCTGCGAATAGCCTGGTAATATTGCTCATAAGACCATGTCGGGAAAAACACTGAGTGATTGCAATGTTGCCAATTTAATCCCATGCTAGTCATTTTCGCTTTTGTAATTATTCTTGTTATATTCCCTTTTGCAAAATTAATTAAAATATCCTCTTTTTTATCAATCGACATTGAACCCAATATTTCTACAGCATCATTATCAAGTGACTTTAATAAAGAACTTTCTTCATTTAAGTTGCACCAGTAAACACTGGTCTTGCCATTAGCCAACTGATAAGCAAGTTCACATCTGTCAGTTATTGTCTGTTGTTGTTCGTAACGAACTTCAGTAATTGATTTTGCAATGGGCGTTAATAACTGAATTTGGCCATCAATATTTATCATTGCTTTATTTTGTACGGAATGATAATTTTTAATCAACTCGGGTAAGTCATATCCTTCATCACTAAAACCAATATCGCTTGGCTTTTTAACCATGATTGACCATTGGTTAACCCATGCAAAAAAATCATTTTCTGCATGCGGCTTCAGATAAAACTTTTCGCCAATATTTCGATTAGTTGAATCTACTGAGTTTTGATTGTTTTTGAAAAACTTCGTTAACATATCCATATAACCCATGTATCCCAATGCCTCACTCGAATTCCCTAACTCGATAAAGTCATTCGGCGATGGGGTCGCTGTAGACAAAAAACGGTAATTTACTTTTTTTATAAAAGTTGTTATTTGATCTTTTATTTTCCCGTCAAAGTTTTTTAAAATTGAACTTTCATCAAGAATCACGCATTCAAAATCATCAGGGTTAAAAAAATGCAATCTTTCATAATTGCAAATGATGATTTTTTTTGTAAACTTTCCATCTTTTGAATGTTCAACATCGCTAACCTCAATTTTTTCAGCCTCCTGTAAAAATTGAAACGCTACGGCAATCGGGGTTAGTATCAATACTCGCTTGTTTGTTTTCAAGACAATATTGTGAGCAATTGAAATTTGTATAAGCGTTTTGCCCAACCCTGTATCAGCAAATATTCCAATTCGACCCTTGATTAAAGATTTTTCAATTATTGCGCTTTGAAAATCAAATGCCATTTTTGGCATCCAAAGTGGATTGAACCCATAACTTCCTAGACTGTGTTTCTTTTTTGCAATAAATTCTTCGTATTTCATAAATTTCCTTTAGTTAATTTGTTTTCATCAAGCATTTTTTTAATCTTGCTTAAATTCTCTTTTGCAACTTCCGGCGAATAGTTCTTATGATGCGGCAAAAGATACCTCTCCTGCGCTTGCGGCTTTCTAACTGCCCTGCATAGCTGAAAGAACTTTGCGGAGCTTGGCGGGTACTCACAATCGTTTTTACAGGCATTTAAAGCGGCCTTTAATGTTTCACCGCTTATCCCGTCTAAATCCTCTGCCCAAACTCGCTTCACATTTTCAATATCTTCGTTTTGCCATTTGTCAGAAAATTGCTTGCCGTACATCCCCAGCAATCTATTAAAAAGCGCGTCAATCCAGTCTCGGCGTAGCATATTTTCCCCTTCCCGCTAAGTGATCGGCTATGTCTTTGGCTTTGTCTTGTTTACTTTGAAATTTTTGCTTTGGCTCGTGAATACCCTGCCAACCGGCTAAAGCAGCGTCTTTCAAAGCAGATTTATAATCAATCCCGTCTTGCATCCATTTCCAAAGTTTATCAACGTAACCTTGTTTTTGCTGGTCGTTCAGTTTTTTTCCTTTTCGAGTTTTAATCCACAAATTCCAATCCGATGAATTTATCCATTCGGGCAAAATGAATTTTGCTTCTGTCTCTGTCTCTGTCTCTGTCTCTGTCTCTTCTAGGGGGGCAACTTGCTTGCATTGTGCTAGCGTTTTGCTATCATCATTTATTACAAAGAAAAATTCATTTACAATCAATTCTTTGATTGCTTCCTCTATCTTTTTTCCGGTAGTCCTAAATCGGAACGCTAGCTTTTCTGGTGTTGCATCAATTTCCCCGTCTAAATGTTCACTTGCGACAAGCCATAAGCACATTGCTAGCGCCTTGCTAGCGTCGCTCATTTTATGAAATTCATAATTATCTAATATAGATTTATGCAACTTTATCCACGGCGGGCAACGATCTTTGTAATGCTGGAATTCCTGCCAGTTTTTGGGCTTAATTATCATATTCCCTCACAATTTATAAAAGTTGCTCAGGTTTGCATTTCACCAATTTTGCTATGATTTTTGCGTGATTCGTTCGTCGTGGATGGGTTACAGGTAATTGTTCGGTATCGGGTAATTTTCCAACGAACCACCATGCTCTAACCGCCTGGCGAGTTACACCGCATGCCCTGCCAATGTTTCCAAATCCGGCTTTACCTAATTCTGTTTGCAGAAAATTCATTTTTTATCCAGTTTTTTGTTTACAGGATTGCACTATAAAACATCAATTATTAAAAAGCAATGACAATTTACGCTTGACACATAATTTTAATTAGGTATAGTTATAACTGTCTTTTAACCAACAAGGAGAAATAAATGAATACATCTTTTGAGTATATGGGTGACCCTTTGGCAAATGCGACACTAATAGCCGCCGCCCCTGACCTCTTAAAAACCTGTATCGAAATTCGCCAGATGTACGAAGGACGTGCAGAAAGTTTTGAGGTGAAAATTATCAAGGACGCACTTGATAAAGTGATTAACAAGGCTTGCAATATTATTCCTTAATCGGTATAGTGGATTGCGTTTTAATCTTTTATGGAGAAATATTATGAGTACAGCACTCGCAACATTAACAAATAGTTTCGCAGCACGTTTTGGCCTTGGTGATAATCAAAAAGAATTGATTGATACACTCAAAGCGACAGCATTCAAAGGTGGCAACGTAACAGATGCACAAATGACCGCACTCATGCTAGTCGCGCAGCAATACAACCTTAATCCTTGGCTCAAGGAAATTTATGCTTTTCCTGACAAAGGGGGCATTGTGCCGATTGTCGGCGTTGATGGATGGGCGCGAATTATGAATGACCATCCTCAATTCGATGGCATGGAATTCCAACAAGATGATGAAAGTTGCACTTGCATTATTTACCGCAAGGACCGCAGCCATGCGACCAAAGCAACTGAATATATGAATGAGTGCAGACGTACTAATACAGGCCCATGGCAGAGCCATCCTAAGCGAATGCTCCGGCATAAGGCAATGATTCAGGCAGCCCGTCTTGCTTTTGGCTTTGGCGGAATCTATGACCAAGATGAGGCCGAACGAATTATTGAGACGATTGACATTGATACATCAACCGGCGAGATCAAAGAGAAAAAGTCAGAATACCTTTCATCCGAAATTTTCGACGCGCAAAAATCAGGATGGGAAAAAGCGATTACCTCCGGCAAGAAAACCGAGCAAGCCTTGATTGCATGGATTGAGGCCAAAGGCACTAAGCTAACCGAAGCTCAACTAAAAATTATCAACGCATGGAAAGTTACACCGCCCGAAGAAAAGCAGGAAAGCCCCGCAATTGACCCCGATGATATTCCGTTCAACTAAAAAAGGATTTATATGAAAGTAGAATCTCTTAATCAAAACAGCCCAGAATGGCACGCTTTCCGTGCTGAACATTTCGGCGCAAGTGAAGCTGCTGCAATGCTCGGATTGTCAAAATACACAACACGAACAGAACTGCTCCATGCGAAAAAAACCGGCTTTGTAAAAGATCACAGCGAAGCAACAAAATACGTATTTGCAAAAGGCCATGAAACAGAAGCCGCCGCGCGGCCTTTAATTGAGGAAATTATTGGCGAGCAACTTTCACCAGTGACATGCTCAGAGGGAAAATTGTCATGCTCGTGCGATGGCATTACCTTCGATGATTCGATTGCATGGGAGCACAAACAATTCAATGCGGCACTTTTTGCGGCGGTGCAAAGCGGCAATCTTCCCGATGAATATCAGCCTCAATGCCAGCAAATTTTGATGATTACCGGCGCAAAGAAGCTGATTTTTACCGTATCGGATGGCACCCGCGAAAAAATGGCCTCAGTAGATGTATATCCTGATTCGATATGGTGGAACTCAATCACGCAGGGATGGTCTCAATTTTCCATTGATCTTGAAAACTATC